ACATTATCGCATCTATACATTCTACACCATATTTATTATAATGTGGTGGACTGTTTACCATATCTTTATCCTTACAATTCATTTCCCATTTGGCCATACTATGCACTCCCATCTGTTTTACTGTTAAAATTAATAGTTATTATATTGTCCTTTCTACTGATTATCTTACCATTCTTTTTAGGTGGGTCAATCTCTTTTTCTAATATACTGTAAAGTTTTTCTCTTGCATCAGCATCCTCTTCCATGAGAACAGGCACAGCCATAATCATTCTAACAAAGTTCATCAAAGAAAAATAATCCATATCGTTCAAAGGACTGTGGTCAAAGGCATCAACACTTAAATTTATATTACCTGTCCAAGAACCATTAACAATCTCTGGTGATACACGAATACTCATTTCTTCGTCTTTGAAAACTAGGTAGTTTAGAGTTTTGTTTTTCATATCTTCTTGTTCCTAAATTGTATGAGAGTGGGATATGTTTTTTTACCTCTTTTCTTGAGCCATTTTTCTGGTATAACTCTAGTGCAATAAAGAAAATCATTCTTCTCACACCATTTACCATAAGAGGTCTTTGATCCCTTTCTCAGTTTATTGTTTTCATTTTCAAAAACAAATCTAATGTCTAATTTAGGATGTTGTTTCTTTATTAACAAATGCTTCCGTCTATCAGCTACAGTAAATCTGCCCTTAGTCTCTATTATAATACCATTCGGCAATACAAAGTCTGGTGTATACATACGATAAGCTAGGTCTTCCCATTCTATTTTCATACCTTCGTATATAAACGGAATGGAGAGTTCTTTCAACTCATCTGCGATCTTAACTTCAAGACCACTACGAAAACCTAGCCTACGTGCTAGATTATATTTAGCAGACTTAAACACTTAACTATTACCTATACTAACATANGAAACAATCTTTGGCTCTTTAGCCTTAGACAACAAAGANGGTAGCTCTTGCAAGTTCTCCCAGCACGAATGTTTGTATCGGCAGAAAGAACATGTTTTACTTAGCACCCTGTTACCAGTTGGCTTACCTCTGAATGTTTCTTCTTCAGATTCATAACACCTTTTAAAGACATTACTCTTTACTACTTTGACGTTTTCCTCAAGCTTTTTAACCTCGTTTTCAACGTCTATATTTTCGGCAGGTACATACTTAAAACTACCGTTAGCTTTATTTACGACCCACCATCCCCCTGCTTTCTTACCCAGAGCTTTGGCATAGCCAGCCAGTTGGCCAACATAACCAAAAGCGTCATCAGAAGAAAGTGTATCAAAAGATTCAAACTTATTTCTGTAAGACCAATCAGAAGCAGACTTGATGTCATCGACAGCATCATTTAAAACTAAATCATATGTGCCACTAACCTTTTCGTCTGCTACATCCAGATGTACTTTGTCTGAATCTTCAAATTTTATTTTAGCTTCTTTCATCAAACCCTTGAATACAGCTTCAACTATATCACCCAACATCATATTCATTACGAATGTTGTAGGCAGAGGGTCTGACTTCTCTGGCTGATTCTTTTCAAACCAGAGTTGACAAGACGGTCTACCTATATTTGACATTCGTAGGTGAAACTTTCTACGCTTCGTTCTTTTACCGAACTGACGATTCAACGCTTCCCCTATGTCTTTCTTTATACCTGCTATGGTTTTGGCAGACATAGAGGACTTTCCGTTGGTTGCATCTTCAAGGTATTGATGCAATGCTATTTCAGATGGATGTTTCATTCAAATGGTATTTCTTCGCTATCAATTATTTCATCAACAACTTCATTGTCTATTTCTTCTACTTTCCTAGACTTTTCATTCCAAGCATTTATGATGTAGTCATTGTAGTTGTCCACCCATTGAATAAAATTACCAAACATATCTTGATCTTCTTGAGTCAAGGTAACTGAATCTGTAAGATTAAGGGCTACGGAAGGCACATAATAACTATTACCGTTTGGTAGCTTTCTTTCCTCTGTAGCACATTCAATGTTGTGCTGTGGGGGAAGTCTTTTCATCTTAGCCAGTTTAGTGAAACACTCACCTAGTGTTTTGAAAGCATCTCTATTGTCCACTTCCCAAATAAAAGGAGTAGGAGAAGTATCAACAGGCACACCACTAGAGTTTACAGCATCCCCAAATTCTACCATTCCAAAGATTACTCTAACCCTCTTTATTGTTTTAACCATGTCTTGTGTGCTTTGTGGAAGTGTCTTAAAATCCTTTATGTAGCCAGTAGGCTTTCCACAGTTAAAACCACCGTCATTATCCTTTAAATCTACATTAAGGTTGTCATTCATGACAGTTTTGATAAATGCACCTGAGTGGCCAGAATCAGCATGAGCAGTTACCCACTTCTTATACATATATCTCTGCATGAATGGACGTAACTTAATTGTGGTGGAAAAATATGTTTCACCATCAGGTACTTCTAATTTATACGTTCCACCCTCAACAACTTCCACATTAACTTTTTTACCATTTATTTCTTGTTGTCCCATTATAGGTGCGTGACTTATTCGCAACCTAGCTAGTGTGCTAGATTTTTTCTTGGTATCATTCTCAGATGCCATGCCCATTGCTTTTGCCATAACAGCAAAATTATTTGTGTCTATTGTCATTACGTTTGTATCTGTATTCATTTATTTAGTCTCCTCTTAATTTAAAAGTATAGTTATATCATAGGACATCTTTGGTGTCAAGCCAATTATTTCCTATTTTTGATTCTAATAATAAAGGTACATTAAAATCTATATTGAAGTGATTGTCAACAATATTTTTTAAATTTTTATTAATGTCTCTCATTATTTTTAATACGGCATCTTTCTCTTCTGGGTGTACATCAATAACGATAGAATCATGCACAGAATTTACTATACAACTCTGCATATTCTCTAGTCTTTCGCTAATTTTTAGAAGTACAAGAGGTACAATATCTGCAGTAGCAAAACTCTGTACAGGATAGTTTTTTATTTGTGTGCCGTAGGTTACTCTACTTCTACCATTTAACTTTACCAATCTTTTTACATCTGGGAAAGAAAACTCTCTACCAGACGGTGTGCGTATTTTCAATGTCTCTATTGCTTCATTTGCAAGGCTCTCGTGCCATGCTCCGATGCCATCATACTTACTTGTAAACTGCTCATAGTATTCAGCTTCGGCTGTCGTTCTGCCATAACCTGTCGCACCGTACAAAGGTGCAAACGTATGCGCTTTAGCTTCCTGTCTTGTGGTAGGCTGTCCTGCTTCACTAATAACTTTAGCTGTGTACGCATGAACATCTACACCATTGGCTATCTCTCGCATGGCTGTTTTGTCTTGGGACAAGTATGTAGCAACTCTAAACTCTAGCTGTGCAAAGTCGGACTCCAATATCTCTCCACCTTTGTCGCTCCAACGAGATACAAATACTCTCTTCACAGGAAATGTACCACCTCTGGGCATGTTTTGCATGTTAGGGTCTGCTCCACTGAATCTACCTGTAGATGTGCGATGCTGTAATAACCGAACATGTAGCCTACCATCAAGCTTAACGTGGTCTGCTATGCCCTCTACAAAGCTGGAGAGGTATGTTTCTACAGCAGATAATCTTCTTATGTTCTTCAGGAATCTTTCAGCATCAGCATCGCCCTCACCTCTAGCTTTGTTCTCTAGTGTTTCTATGTTTGCCTTGTTAATTGTGAATCCACTATGGCTTACCCATCTTGAGTTGCAAGGCTGTCTCTTCAAACCTGCTATCTCTTTTGATGTCTGCTTGTAAACAAATCCTTGACTGTCGCATACAGAACATTTTGACATCTTAGCGTATGGCTTACCATCTTTTCTAATCTTCTGTATAAAACCTTTACCGTCACAAGCTTCACATCTAAATGCTTTCTTCTTGTATATTGTCTCAGCCTTTGCTCGTATCTTTTTACTGAAAGATTCGTGATCCATTCTATTGTGGAAACAGCTAGACCAATCATTCTTGTCCTTTGGCTTACGGCTGTATATAACCCATGATAGTTGCTCTGGACTATTTAGATTGATAGGAACGTCACCCATAAGTTCTCTGACTTGTGTATTTAGGTCTTGTATCAACGCTTTCTTCTCTGCTTCAAACTCTTGCTTCACCTCTTCTAACTCAACGTAGTTCACAGAGAAACCGTCCCTGTATATCTTACACAAGCAGACAGCCACCATGTTTGTAAGACTTACTGTATTCATTAGGCCAGCATCGTCCCCAGATAATCTTTGAAACAGCTTGTCAGCCAGTTGATCTGTAGCACGTAAGTCGGCTAGTAAATATTCGGATAGTTCTGCATGAGGTATGTCACGTACAGAATAATCTTTCTTAAAATATTCTTTTAATGTGTCTTGCTTCTTTGTGTCCAGCTTGTACCTCTCTGCACACATCTCCAATGATAGAGGTTTCTTCTGTCCTCTTTGTAAAACATAGTCACCCAGCATTGTATCAAAAACAATACCGTTGTATTTAAATCCAGACTCCCACAACCAAACAAGATCATGTGCAACATTGTGACACACAAGAACTGTAGTCTTGTCCAGCGTTGCCTGTACAATGTCCCTACCATTTTCTGTAGGCTCTTTTTCACTATGGTCAAATGTAACTATAGTTTCACCAAAGTCTGCTTTCATACCCACCATGACAAGAGAATTGTTTTTCTCAAAAGGGTCTAGATGTGTACGACCATTTCTTTTTGTAACTGTATTTTCTATATCAAGAACTAGCTTCATTTATTTTATCCTCATGTTTTTTTAAATATACCACAGCCTTTTGTATTCTGTCAAGATTATCAGAGAAAGCTCCTAGACCTGTATTGCAATGATGGCACACCCAGCCACGAAAAGTCTCTGTCTCATGGCAATGATCCAGCACCCAGTTTTGTAATCTTGTCTGCCCTTTTCTTCCTATCTCAGCTATAGTTCTTTTGCATATAGGGCAAGAGTAATTATCATCTGGGTATGCGTGTTTACTTCTCAACTCTTTTATTAAGTTTGATTGATTCCTAGCGCAAGACCTACACTTTCTTTTTATCTCACCAGACTGCATACGCTGGAAGTTCTCAACTGGCTGTACTATACCACAGTTATTGCACTCAAGACCATCCTCGTGCAGAACTTGTAACTCCTCTATAGGAAATAAAGTGCCTTGTGTCATGCTGTATACCTAGCTGTCTTGTAGTCTAAGTCACAAACAATACGACCATGCCATCCAGATAATTTATTCTTGACCACATTGATATGTCGCAACGTGCTTTCTTCACCACCATCATCGTTACCACTCTTGTTGTTTACAGGTGCATCTTTTGCAATTAAAATCATCAAATCGGCTTCGGCCGCCTTTCCTGTACGACTACCTTCCATCATAGCTTGGTTCAACACAACCTTGCCCTCTGCTTCGGCAGACAACTGCGACATATAGAATATGGCACACTTATGTTGTTTGGCTATCATACGAGCATGGACAGCGTTTGCTTTCAACGCTTCGTCCTGTCGTGCAAAGCCTTGTGTCTTGGCAAACTTGTCACCCATATCAAGAACAACGACATCTGGCTGATAAGACTTGCAGACACTCTCAACCCAAGACATATCCTTGCCAGTAGCATCACGTAGCTTGACGTTCCTCTGTATCGGTGCATACAACTCCTTCGCTTTACTAGGATTCTCTTTTATCTGGTACTTGTCCATACCAGTAGCAGAAGTGAGGTAGCGTAGACCCACACGGTGACTGCCCTCTTCATTGCAAAGCACGACACACTTAGCACCTTGCCTTGCGAAACCATTTACTCCAGCAATCAAACTAGCATGAAAAGACGTTTTACCTGTATTGGGTCTAGCACCCACTTCAATGAGGTGTCCATCGTTGACACCCTCAACGACCCTAGTAAGGGACGATATATTGAAAGACCATCTGGCTTCCATGTCGTTCTTCTGTAGCAAAGTGTCTACATCCATGTCATCCCACTCTACGTTAAGGTTGGGTGTGAAGTCATCGCCATAACTCTCAAGGATATTACGTAAAGGCTCAAGGCTCGTCTGCGAACCATTTACATAATCAAATCCTAGATTGGCAATATCTTCTCCCACAACTTGTTGGAATAACTTTGATAAGACTTCCTGTGCCACATCATTACCCAAAGGATTCTCTTTCTTAATCCGTTTGAATAAATCTCCATATGCACCCTTTTGTGCAGTTGTTAGTGTAGGATTGTTGGCCATGAACAACGCTTCAATCTCGTCTGGTGTGACGGTTCTTTCGTAGTTGTACATTGCTTTGTCAATCGCACCTTTTATCTTTCGTACATCTTTGCTAAATAATCTGTCTGGACATCTAGCACCTCTATGTTCATCGTAAAAGGTTCTATCCATTAGACTTCTGACTAAACTTAATTCCATGCTGTGTCTCCCATTCTTTTTAAATTGTTTATGTCTGTTTCATTACGATACTTCAAGTCATCTGTCAAACGTAAAACCTTTACATTATTCACATGCCCTCTTAACTCTTTACTAAACGCTACAGTTTTCGGCAAGGCATCTGGGTCAAGTGCCACTATTACAGTCGAGAACTGCGATAGGTACTTTTTGTGTGATTCGGAAAGAGATGTACCCAACACAGCAACACCCACAAATTCATCTCTCCCAACTACACTAGCACTAATGCAGTCCTCGACAACGACTGCCACTTTCCCTAACCCATAAGAAAACGGCAACCCACTCTTACCATACTTTTTCCACTTAGGCAAGCTATTTCTTAAACTTCTGCCTACAGCATCAACTATGATACCATCATGGACAATAGGAAAGACAGCACGATTATCTTTTACATCGTAATGTAGCTCCCATTCGTCAATGCCATACCTAGCTGTGAATCTAGTAATTTCACGCTGGCCGTTGTACGGCACGACATACTCTGGCATGGTAAAATATGCATTGTCCAACTCTTCTACGGCAAATCCCAAAGACTTCTTTATATCTTCCGATGTCAGTTGGACACGAACACCACCAGACACAGAGCAAGACACTTTATAACAATTCCATACAAGACTGCCCATATTGTTGGTGGCCGTAAAAGTTTTGTATCCTTTACAGTTAGGACAGTCCATACGCTTTGTTTCTCCATTACGTAACTCTAGTCCTAACACTAAACTGTATATATCACTTATCATAATGTATCACTCTCCGTGTCGGCATTTAAAATGCTTTTAACATGATTCGTTCTGGTTGTCAAAGCATTATTTGCACTTGTAAATGTATTTTTTATGTATGGCTGTACTGAACCTATATTTGTATGGCCTGTAACGGACATAATCTGGCTTATATCTACACCAGCATCAACCATTTCGGTCACGCCTGTCCTGCGTAAGTCCATAAGTCGCAGTTCGTCAGACAGTCCTATTCTTCT